AAGTAATGAACCCCAATTCAACAAGTCTATAGTCTATACCAATATCATTAGCAACATTACAGTTTAATAAGTCGTTACGTTGAGTTATCCCTCTTATAGTACCAACACTTTGTTTTAGTGCTGCTTGGATGTTTTTATCCGTTATATTAGCAGGATAACCGGCTGGAATGATTGTATGTCCACCTGTAGCTTTAGGACCTGCACTATCTAAATGAAATTCAATAACAGTATCATATCCTTGAGATTTTACCCAATATAAGCCATAATCTCTGTGATTACCGACTCTTACTCCATAGGCTGTATCCTGATACATATCTTGCTTTTTTCCATATATACCAACAGTATGTCCTGCATCTTTCAAATATTTTGATACATTATCAACAATGTTTTTTCTTATAAAATCACGTTCGTTATAACCATTACCAATAGCACCAGGATCATTATACCCATGACCAGCAACGATCATCACTTTTCTTTTTTTAACTTTTTTTACAGGTTTAGGTTTAGTTGTTTTTGCTTTAATTTTACTTACTTTTGTTTCTTTAGAATACAGAGGTTCTACAAAATACATATCAGGGTGATATTCGTGGTATATTGTTTGAGCAACCTCTGGCGGATTATTTCTTGCCCCGCCATACCAATTTTGATCCAAACTATAGAAATAATTTTGAGTAGCACTTTCTATAATAGCAACATGACCACATCCGTTACCATATTCGTAAGGAAAAACAACTAAAGTACCTTTTTTAGGAATATAAGAGTTATAATTTTTTACAACATTCGCGTATCCGTTAAAATCATTAACAAAAGGTATATCTTTAGCGTACATACCACTTAAAGTATGACCTGTTACGTAGTACCAATATTGATTGGCTAAATCAAAACATTGTGCGCCATAAACACCGTCGAAATCCCACCAATAACCTTTTAACCTGTCTAAATAAGCATGCGCTTGACTTCTAGTTTTATTTGTCATTAATCATTACCTCCAATTGGTGCTTTACCATTTGTGTTTTCTGTACCTGCTTTAACTTCATGCAATTTTTGTTGTCCTTTTTGTGCTGCGTGAGAGAAATTATTGTTTTTCCACCAAGTCCACAAAGAAATTGCACCAGTAATAATAGAACTGATAGTCACTTCGTCTACCGGAATAGGTGAAATATGTTTCGTAGCTAAAAATTGGTTAACCCAAGCTAAAATAAATACGATTGTTCTTACAATTGAACCTACATCTGTTTTCATACTCATATCTCCTTTTAGATAAATTAAAAAGCCAACGCATTGCGTTGACTCGATTTTATTTATTCTCTTTTATTAACTTTTTATCTTCGATAGAATGGTCATTATAGATATATTTAACCTCTATAGATCCTTCAGAAGTTTCATCTAATATGCCTAAAACATCAGGATTAGTCGTGATATTATCTATCTCTTGTAATTTAATAGGTTCGTCTAAACTATCGAATTTTACAATAGCGTTGACTTTGAACTGTTTAGGCAACTCTGTTTTAGTGCTGTAACAATAGTTTATAAAATCTTGTAAATTAAAGAGCTTTTTGTTTTCTAGATTAGATACATAACCATTAAACATCCATTCTAAGTTACTTTTTAAGATTTCATCGACTTCATTGCCGTCAGTAAATATAGCAACTTGTATAGGCTCAACTACACCCTCTGTATATTGTAATAACCAATAGTCAATTGTTTTCTTATTAGATAACCAATCCTCTTTCATTATCTTAACTACTTCTTCGGCGATAGGTTTAGCCATTAGTTCAATCCATTGCCCTTTTTCTTTGTCGAAAATTTTAGGTATAGCTTTCATTATTCATTACCTCCAGTAGTATCAATCCAAATTTTAGTTGTGTCATTAGGGGCGTTCTCTCCAATAACAAAATTTTCTTCGCTTTCAGTTTGATTCTTAATTAATCCGTTTTTTACACCGTATTCAATCATTTCTTGCCATAAATCATGATTTTGTGTATTGATCAATTGCCTACCAATCACACTCTCTGTTACTTGAATTTTCGCTTTATTGTCGGACGGGAATACATACTTGTTATCCACCCATATTTCTAATGAATACGTGTTTGCAGGGATAATTTGATTGATTACAACATCACACACATAGGCATTGTCATATTGCCTAACTGTAGTGTCGTAGATATATTTGACACCTGTACTGTCAGTGAGAAAAACTTTTGCAGGCAATCCTTCTAATTTTAAGTCTTCGTTGTTATTGTCAGACAAGATGTATCGCATGTGCGATAAGTCACCTTGTTTAATGCGATTGCCGTCTTGTGAGTCATTTAAATTAAGTACATTTATTAACATTAGAAACCACCCTTCAATTATTAAAGGCTACCCACCGTCAGTGAGTAGCCTTGTTATCTATATTTATCTCGAATGTAGTACATACCTTTTGTACCAACTGTTTTGTATAATTTACTAATGGTTGATGCTTGGAAATTACACCATTCGATAGCAGTAGCATATTGCATACGACCTGGATTGCTAGGATTCCAACGCATTCTGTATAATGTGTTTTTACCTTTGTTAAAGTATTGTTTCCTAACGAACTTAGCGCCACCTATAATACCATTACGTGGACTCGTCCACCCTTGACGTCTAGCGTATCCTATAGAAGCGTTAGGGTTGTTGTCGTAAGCTGCAATACCAAAGTAGTTGTAGATACCATAACGTCCACTAGCAAAGTTACTACGGCCATATCCACTCTCTAAGAAAGCGTGAGCGATTAAGTAAATTTCATTTACATTGTACTTCTTACAACCGTCTGCAAAAGCTTTACCTTGTCCAGATAAAGTGCCTTTACCTTTAAGTATCTTATTCAACTTACTTACTGATATACCTTGATATTTTCCTAAATCTAGCATTTGATAGCGTTGAGTTGAACTATTCCATATAGTGTTAGGATTCATATACTTACTTGTTTGTGACCTAGAAGCATTACCCCAACCCCAACTATAAGATTTTTGAGGCATGCCATGAGCCATTTGTGCATTAAGCGCTTGTTGGAAAGTATATTTACTTTTCTCTACAACTACACGAGGTTTATTTGAAGTTCTGTTTGTCGTTTTACCTGTCGACTTATCGTTCTGTGAAGGATTGTCGACCGAAGTTTTAGGTTTAATTTTTATCTTTGTAGTTGTTGTAGTAATTGTTTCTGTAAGTAATTTATCTCTTTTCAAATATAAACCGATAATTTTCTTCTCGACTTCTTTATATTTACTTTCATCAGGAATACCATTTTTGATTAAGTCGTAATTGATTAAATCTTTCATAGAACGCCATATGTTAGGATCTGCTTTGATTGACGATTCAGAAAGTTTCACCTTACTCCAACTTAACAACCAAACGCCGTAGATTAACGCTCTGATTTGATTGAGCATGAATTGGCGTTTGCTATCCGTTTGTCCTCCGCAAACTTCCATAACAAGCCAACCTGGATGTTCTGGTGCTTCTTCTGAATCAGGTCTAGGTGTCCATACACGCTCACGGTCAATATATACATGAGGGTATTCATCTTCATTCACATATTTATTACGTTGTAAATACAATTCTTCAACAGAACGCATATGTGTACTCTCTTTGATATATATACCTTTTACCTTCCCTATCAACTTTTGCCCTTCAACCATGTAATGATAAATATATTCCAAATCATCGTCTAAATCGTATGCGAATGATGTATAGGAAACTTTGGTAATCTCTTTAGTTATAGGTTTTGTTTGTTCTTTTGTGTTTTTAGGAGTGTTGTCATTAGAAGGTTTGGACGGTGTACTACTTGGTTTCGATGGTTTCTTAGTTTCTGCGTGGTAGGGAGGTCTGACGAACCCACTTATACCGTTATAACTATGTTTAATTTTCGCACCAGGTGAGCCTGTATAACTATTTGCACCAATCCAATTTTGATCCACACTAGTAAAGTAACTTTTGGTAGATGGACCTATGACAACAGCAGTATGCCCAACACCGTTATTAAAGGAGCCCTTTCCCCAAACTGCCATGTCACCAGGTTTCGGAACAAAGTTTCTAGTGTTCCTATAGAATTTGAAGCCTTTAGGATATCTATACCATGCCATAGCAATCGCATTTCCTGTTGTTTTAAAATGCCAATATCTATTGAAAATGTAGTTTGGTAAATCCCAACACTGGGCGCCATAATAACCGTCTACATCAACTCTTCTGCCAATCATCCTTTTTGCCCATGCTGCAACTTCCGAAGCAGTAGGTTTTCTTCTTTTAGGACTAGGTAATCCCATATATCCACCTCATTTACGGCATAATAAAAAGCCGACTAAAAAGCCGGCTTTGTTTCTCAATTATTTACATTTACCAAACCAGAAACATTCCCAAAAACTTGCACCTAAAAATAATCCGAACATGGTAACTCACCTCCTTTAAACACCGAAAAACATTCTTAATACTGCTACGATTAAAGAACCAGCTATAGTGCCAACCAATCCTAAAACCCACATTTTAATGTCTTTGATGTTTTTTTGATTTTCTTTTTTGTTTTGAGATTCTAATTCTCTCTCTCTGTTGATAGAGTCCAAAGTGAAATTCATTTTTTGATTAATCAAATTTTGATTGTGTTGTCCGTCTTTTATCTGTTCCAAAGAGTTGAAGATTTTTTCGTCGTTATCTTCCAATCTTTTTATACGTCTTTCGTAATCCCCTCTTTGGCTACTTTCTGTCATATAAACACCTACTTCACTTAAAATAAAAACCACAAGCTATTTAACTTGTGGTTCGTAATCTTTACCTGTAGTTTCTTTAAATTGTTCCGGAGTAATCCAACCAACTCTAACAAACTTTTTGAAAGTTTCGTCAGTGTATAATTTTTTCTTATATAAATCGATTACTACTTTATCCATATTACGCTTCCCCCAATTTTTGATTTGCTTGTTCTTCAGTTATTAGTGCGATGTTCTGCTTCAAACTCATAACTTCTTCTTGTAAATCGACAACTAAGCTAGTTAATTTAGCTATAGCAATATCTTTGTCATCAACAGGAATTTCTACTTCAGGCAACATCTTTTCTAGCTCATCTTGGGTTTGTCCAACCCATTGTTTACCGTCATAATAGCAAGGTAAGATAATACCTTGAGGAGGTTGGTTCTCTGTCCATTTTTCATCAGGATAAACATATTCATCTTCTTCGTTTTTGTGAACAATAATTGCTTGTCCATTTTTCCATAAATAAACTACTTTCATTTCATCACTCCGTCCATTCATATTGACCGTAAATATAATCTGTATCAGTCCACGCTGATGGATCTACAGTAGCGTCAAAATTCACTGTTCCTGATGTGTTCAACGAAATACGTCCGCTGTTTTTGTTTCTAGGTGCACTTATTGAGAAAAACATTAAGTTTTTGACGAATTCTTTAGGTAAAAGTGCAATAGTCTGTCCATGTTTGATAGTTGTAGCATTAATGCGTAACATTTTCTTAGTAACTCCATTCTGTGTGATTGTTCTGTACGCACTAGTAAATCCACCTTTGGAAACTAAGTCGTTATGAGGCGACGCACTGTTCACTAGTTGTAAATCAATCCAACCAGTATCTACAACATCTGAACCAACACGTTCCCATTTGCTCCAACTCTTATAAAATCTTTTTTGGTAGATTACAGTTGAATTGTAAGGTTGGTATTGTATTAGAACAGCATCTCCATTTCTTTTGTACTTTGTTAACCACCCATTATTATTTGTTCCAGCTGGATTGTTCAAAGTAAGAACAACATATCTAGTTCCTATCGGTAAAGACATTAATTGTTCGTTATTGTCGAAATCTATTTGTAGGTTGGCATCATAAAAATTAGTACCATCATCATTTGTTAATTTAAATTTTTGCCAATCCTTTTCTGTAAACTTACTTTCTACATATTCAGGAGTAGTAAAGCCATCTCTTTCAAGGGTTTCATTAAATATTTGTAGCTTTTCATCAATTGTTGTGTTAGCTTGATTAACATTTGAATTAAAAGCGTCCACATTGCTATCATAAGTTTTTTGGAATGTATCTGAAGCTAAATCATAATCCGTTTTGATAGCGTCACGTTTAGCATCAATTTGTCTTAAAGCTTCTTCTCTCTCTAGGTCAATGCTTTGGTTAGACGATATTAACGCGTCTGTAATTGAAACAATAGCGTCTGCTTGAGCCTTGTTTATTTTAATGAGGTATTCTTCAGCTGTTTGCTTAATAGATTCAATCAACGTTTGTGTATCGCCTATATCTTGCTTAAGTTGTTGCACTTTCTTTTCTAATTCCGAACGCAATTCATCAAACATTCGAATATAAGATACTTTGATATCACTTTCGATTTGATTGATAAGACTGTCGCGTACCGTGAATTTAAAAGTGCCTAACACAACAGTGTCGTCTTTTCCTACGTTGTTTACATCGTTGAGTGATAAGTAAATTTCACCCAACACTTCAGAATCGACAACGTTTTTCAGAAACCATTGAGGTACCGTAACACCTATTAATCCTTTCATTGGATCAATGAATTCTACGTCTAATACACCTGATGTACTAGGTCGTTTTTCTTCTGTTCCGTTCGCAGCTTTAAAGAAAGCATAACCTTTAACATTCTTATCGCTGATTAACAAAGGTTTGTTGTCTTTTTGTACTACAAATTGAAATTTAGCAGTGTTTTTATCGAGATTATAAAAACCGATACCTCTATTAGATATCGGTTGTAAATATGGTTCTTCGTTTAAATCAAGTTTACCTACTTTTTCTAATTCCATTATTTAGCACCCCACAATACTAATGCTATTGCACATCCACGTTCTTCAGTGTATTCAGAAGTTATTTTCATGACACGACCTTTACCATTCACATTATCTTTATATCCTACACCTGCTCTACCGTTGATATAGTCGCCTGGTATAACGTCTTTTTCAATGTTCGTGTAGATTTGACCTAATAATCCGACTACATTCCATTCAGGTCGTTCTGAACGTGATTGATAATCGATTTTGTCGTTATATTCAGGGTTTTCTACTGGTATGTCACGCCATTCGAAAGAAACATTTCCTTCATCGTCTACAAATTCAACTTGTTTTCTGTTTGTAATCGTTACTCCATACTCATTTTTTAAAAATCTATCTTTATGGTGGAATGTTTTTTCGTTCGCTACCAACGCGGCAGTTCCAGATATAACGCCAATTGGTGTGTCATTAGGTTGCGCTTTTCTTATCTTATCGCCGTCTAATGTAACGATAGTTCCTAAATCGATTGCTAATCCATTTTGTGACTCAAATAACTCTGCGATATCGGCACTATCTTGTTTAAGTTGACCGGCTAAAGTTAAGTTTCCTGAATAAGTGCTTAAATCAAATTTAATGTTAGATGTAGAAGCATTACCACTAGAACCATATCCAGCGACAACATGATAGTTACCAGGTGACTTAACACGATTACTATTAAGAATTAATTGTGTGTGTCCTGACTTGTCTGTTTCTGAATTTAACGAGTTGATAATACCACTACGTGATCCATAAGATTTGGAGTTAGCACCAGAACCTAATACAAAGCTACGATTACTGTATGCTTTCGAACCACCTGTTGACGCAATAACTGCACTAGCATTAGCTACGCCTGCACTTCCTGTAGACGCTATACTAGCACCACCTTTTCCAACTGTAGGAGGTGTGTCGTATTTTTCGCCGGCTATCCATGCAGGTGTTGAATAATTGTTTGCTGTGATACCACTAATCATAGCGTGGTTATTTGTCAAACGTAATCCTATGCCCGAACCATTACCGTGTAAGTTACAATTAGTTATTTTAGTATCGTATATTTTACTTCCAACACCGATACCGATATTGTTAGATGAATTCCAAATATTGATATTGTTTAAAATAACTCTTGAAGGTCTATTATCTCCGCCAAATAATCTAATATCTACTTCTGCATTTTTAAAGTTACGCACATTAATATTATTAAGCGAGATGTTTTCGGACATGAATTGGATGGCTATTGCTGGTTGTTTTTTATCTAGTTTTCCACCTTCTAATTTTCCGAAATCACTATCACCTATAG